CCTTTAATAACATTCAAGCTATACCAATAAGCCCATTCAGGATCCTGTTTAATGAACACTTCGGCTTCAGACCAACGACCTTTAATAACATTCAAGCTATACCAATAAGCCCATTCAGGATCCCGTTTAATACCTTCTTCGGCTTCAGACCAACGGCCTTTAATGACATTTAAGCTATACCAACAAGACCATTCAGGATTCTGTTTAATAACCTCTTCGGCTTCAGACCAACGGCCTTTAATGACATTTAAGCTATACCAACAAGACCATTCAGGATCCTGTTTAATGAACTCTTCGGCTTCAGGCAAACGTCCTTCAATGACATACAAGCTATACCAATAAGCACATTCAGGATCCTGTTTAATAACCTCTTCTGCTTCAGGCCAACGACCTTTAAGGACATTCAAACTATACCGATAAGCCCATTCAGGATCCTGTTTAATGAACTCTTCAGCTTCAGTCCAACGTCCTTCAATGACAAACAAGCTATACCAATAAGCACATTCAGGATCCTGTTTAATGAACTCTTCGGCTTCAGGCCAACGACCTTCAATGACATTCAAACTATACCGATAAGCCCATTCAGGATCCTGTTTAATGAACTCTTCGGCTTCAGGCCAACGGCTTTTAAGAACATTGTATGAGTACCAATACAACCAGTATGGACACTCTTTGTGATTAAAGAATTCTTCAACGGAGGATAGTTGTACTAGTGTTTCAATTTCCTCCCGACATGCTTCAAAATCTTTAGCTTTTTGAATACAAGATTGAAGTTCATCAAAACTAATAAACATTTTATTGGTCACTTTAAATCCTCTTCGGGGATAACTCTACCTTAGAGATAAGGTAGAGTGGTTGCTTAGGTGGTTAAATCATCACTTCCAATAATCCATCCCTACCTGCTTGATATGATCAATAGCAGATTCCAGTTCATTAAGATCTGCGATTGATGTCTGTGAAGTTATCTTCATGTACCTTCCAGAAACCGTATAGCCATGGTTTTCTTTCCGAATCCGAATTTCAATATCTTCTGATTGTTGTTCAGGTGTGCTCATTCATTACCTCCGAGTTTTGTCCTCTTGGCATAGCCAACCCACTTCATCGACTGATAGAAGTCGTAACTGATGAAATCCAGATAGTCAAAGACACTATCTGGTTTAATATCATGAAGAGCCGGAACTGGCTCTACATCAACTTCAATATCTGATAGGGGAACAACCCACCCAGGAAGTTCCATATCCACTTCGTTGATACTTTCTAGCTTACCTTTAATGGTTTCAACCTCATCATACAGTTTATTGTCCAACACTTTCAACTTATATCGTTGTGGAATGGTCTTAAAGAATACCGATTCGTTACTGATTAGGGAATTCTCTTTCAGAAACTTCACAGTCACAAACTGTTTGCCTTGATATTTCATAGAGTTCTCCAAGTTAGCCCTACATGGGTTCTTCAATAAGACATGCTAATTTAGTCATGTCCTGAGTTGAAATTACAATAGCATCAGGAAATAACTCCAATGGAAGCATAGGTAGTTGAACATCAACCTCTTCTTCAAGGAGGGTGCTAATCTTCTCCACAAAGGTTTCTCGATTCTCATCTGGAACTTCAATCTGTCCCGACTCTTTCTCGACTCCTAAAGTTCGAACCAACTTAATTCGTTCATTTTCAAAGAACGTCTGTTCTCGGTTACACTTGTCTAGGATCCTAGACACCCGGTAGGCTAACTTCACTGGGAGTTTCTGGTCTTTAAGATTGGTTAGAACATCAACAATCTCCAACATCTGTGCTCTTTTCATAGTTTCCTCAGCTAAAACACTTGGTCTAAAGTTTGAGTCATCAATTCATCATTATTCCTGGTCACTTCAGCAAGAACTTCGGGTAATGATATTGGTTTCAGGTTATGATAATCTACTCCTACATCCAGTCTATTCTTAAGTTGTCTAGGCTTTAACCCTTGCTCCCTATTAGAATGACAATGACCATGAAGATGGATAGACCCATGGTACCTGTGATTCCAACATTCAATCGGGAAGTGGCACAAGACTAAAAACAACTCTTTAAGGTCTAACTCCAATAAAGGTCCGGTAATATGCCTCCAGAACGATTTAAACTCGGGTGACTTTAGATTCTTAGCATCATGATTGCCTGGAACTAGAATCTTCTTCCCTGACAGTTTAGGAAGAATGGAGCAAGCCTTTCCTGGGTTGCCAAAAGCAAAGTCTCCTAGATGGATTATAATGGAGTCTGGGGAAACAACCTCATTCCACAATTCAACCAACTTCTCATTATGATCCTCTAAGGAGACGAACTCTCTATTCTTACAGTAAGCTAAAATATTGGTATGGTAAAAATGGGTCTACGTGTCCGAGGTGAAATACAGCTGTTCACCTCGGACATTGTCTCCTCCTATGGCAATAGTTATCATTTACTCACTCTCTTCTGAAGAATCTAACTTTTCTTTAGCGTTCTTCACGGCTTCATTGATCATGGTTTCCAAAAACTTAGTCACTTCTTCCCTGAATAGGGGATTGTCTAACACATGTTCTTGATCAGGATCCTTAGTTGAAATTGAAATTTCAACATCTTCTTCTTTATCGGCAATATCAGCAATATAGAAGGGGACGTCGGGAAAAGAATCTAGGCGAAAACAAACGGGTTCTGACATGGTAAGGTTCCTTAAAGTGATTTTTGCAGGAAGTGTAGCAACGGGATTATTGAATCTACTGAAATATCGTGTTGTTCAAGATATTGGTGAATCTTACTGCAACAACGAATTAGATCTGACTCTGGTTTGTGAACGTGTTCGGTATACTTAAATTTCACATAGAAGTCATCCATGTCCCGTTCGAACTCTCCAGATTTGATAAAGAGTTCAGTCCTATTCCTAATGCCTTGATTATTCAGATAAGTCACTAAGAGAAGAAGGGGGAGAACTCGACGATGAATAGGCAGATCTGAAAGTTTGTCATTAAGAACTATCCAGGTTTCAGTCTCTTTCAACTCTCGAACGGTTAAGGCCATAAAGATTCCTTAAAGAGTGTGAATCAGATTTGGTGAATACTGTAAATTCTCAGTACCATATCCTAATGGATTACATAATATTCCGTACGAATTACGTTTGATAGAGTAACTGACATGGGTGTGGCCATGAATGAATAGTTCTGGTTTATCCGAACAATCATCTAATGCCCCAGTAATGAAGTATGAGTTCACTAAGCTGCCGATAAACTTATTAGGGACAGGAAGTGATAGTTGTCCAAAATGAGTAACGACTACCTTAGGAGTCTCTGTCATTATCAAGGTTGACCGTAACCACTCCATACTTTCATCGTGAAGTTCCTGACACCTGTGGGTATGGGTCTTAAAATCCTTTATCCAAGAAAAATCATTGATAAATCGTTCTATGTTAGGAATTTGTTTGGTGGGTGCCCAGCCTATGGCTCCAATGAAGGTTATTCCGTCAATCTCAACCGTTGCTTTATCAAGGATACTTACATTTGAATAGTTACTGGCTGAAGTCTTCATACTGTCAAGTCCTTCAGCAATAGACCACCCATAAAACTCATGATTTCCTGGAACTATAATGATATGCCGCCACAATGGACTTAATACATCTAACAACTGCGAATAAAATCTAGGATTACAGATATCTCCAGCTAGGATTAGGACTGTATCTGATTTTCCCCTAGAATTTAGAATAGATGAATGAATGCTCTTATACGAGCAAATTCCAGAAATAGTACCATTGATATCAAGGTGAAGGTCTGAGGCTACCTGAATCTGCACAACATTACCCCTTATCAATTTTCAAATTATAGTAGATCGGGTCGGATTTGTCAAGCACTTTTTGGGGAGATCGTTTTTGGTTACTTTCGTCTTTCCTCTGTGACAGCTCAGCCCATTGGTTTCGTTGACCATTCAAACTTGAATAATGACTTCTCTTAGACAGTAAAGAACGTTGTGGCTTCATGGGCTATTCTCCTAATTTGACGTTTTTGATTATGGTTTTTAATTGAGGTTCATCGAATGTCAGAAAAGAATTGTATTTCAATACCAATTTGGAAACTGTAGAAACAATAGGATCTTCATGGTCCAATGAGAATGGGTATTGACACCTATAGAGACCTACTAAGGTCTCTGGACTTATCATAGAGGAGCAGTACGCCTGAACAATATTCTCCAGTTCTAAAGAGGTGTACTTAGCATAATGGGTTTTAAGTTGTCTAGAGAACAACCAATACTTATTCCTTATTCTAAAATCCCAAAACTCCCAAACTTCTTTGGCTTTAGCATCTAGGAGTTGAATTGGGATTATCCCTGGGGTTTCGATCAAGTTAGCCAGAATCCGACCAAACAGTTCTACTTTAGGCAGAGAAGATAATGTTGAACATACCCGTTCATCTGAAGATTCTGGCTTTAATGGTTTAATCTTAGTCTTTGAAGTGTAAAAGTCAAATGAAGTTGTTCTAAAATGCTTCTTTAGTTTGCTGTACAGTTCCCACACTTCATTTGCAGTCATTCAAACATAACCTCAAAGTTACTTTGAAACTTAGAATGTTTCAATTGTCTAGTCTTTAACAGTTCATTTTCCAACTTTAGCTTCAAGAGAGGACTGATGTATTCATTGGCATCCAAGAAATCTATATTCTGTTCTTCAAGAAGAGTTACAATAGTATCCATATAGGAATCTTTATATTTCTGCCTGAATAACTCTACTTGTAGTTCAAACGTTTCTGGGGTAAAGAAACCAAGATCGTTGGCAGTTTCTTCCATGACTACACCTTGATGGCATCTGAGTTGTAGCCTTTCTTAGTGTAATGTTTCTTAATGGGTTCTAAGACCCCTTGTTTGAAATCAGTAGGGATTTTCTGGCGTCCAAAAAGGGTATTGCATCTCACTATAGCTGGAGTTGGGAATTGAATTTCAGTGTGTTCTGACATACAATGAGGACAAACCTGAACTTCATGGACATCCCACTTAGCAATCCGTTCAAAGACGGTATCACATTCTTTACATTTAAAATCGAAGATAGGCATTGGATTATTCCTGGGGGTGGTTCATGGTGAAGAATTGTTGAACACGAGACTGGAATGTTTCCATATAGGCAGAGGGATCTACATAGAACTTATTGGTACTACCATCTGGAAGAACTACTAAGTTAAGACCTAGTTCACAGTCAACCTTAAATCGTTCATAGAGACATACTGCATAGGCAGTAAGTTGTAAGAAGTAATCTTCAATGTATTCACGTTTTTTTGCTGTTCTGGAAGTCTTTAGATCAGCTACTACGATTCTATCTTGGGTATCCCGGTAGACTAGATCGGTAGTACCGGCAATCCCTAAGGTTTCTGAGTACAACGGCAATTCAGAACCCATCAATTCTTTGATGTCATCTTCCAGAAACGACTTTACCTTTTGGAACCTGAATAGAAGTTCGGGGTCTTCCTTTACCTCAGCCCACTTATTTTCAAGCAACGTTTCCATCAATGAATGTAACCGAGTTCCAATGGTTGTTGCTTCTTTAGAAATCCTGGAAGCTTCATGTTCACCGACACGTTTCCTCCACTCTGTCAATCCGGACTTATCAGAAGTCTTAGAAAGAACCGTAGTTACCGAATACAATTTCTTTGATGAGTTTGGTAGACTGTAATATCTTCCATCGGGATGGTCATTCCTGATCAAGGTGTAGTCTGAAATAAGACTTGGGGAGTTAAATTCTCTAATAGAGTGTGACATGGAGTTCGGTTCCTAGTTTTTTACAGTTTACAATAGTTTCAAGGAAATGTCAAGGGAAACTTTTTGGGAATTCCCCTGTAATAAATAACATTGGGTGAACACTGTGTCACTCAATGATTGGGTTCATTCTAATCTACTTAAAGGGATCGCCACCAGGTGGGATCCACAACTTTCATTCAGGTACTCGCTAATTAGGAGAATGCTATGGCTTACAACATGCTTCAGAGAAGTCCATTTTCTAACGCTAATGAACTAGAGATTCCATCCAGTCTGTGGAATGCTCTTCTAAACTTCGATACGGTCTATGAGAGACCACTTTCTAATTATCCTCCCTTTAACCTTATCCAGATAGGGGATGATGACTATAAAATTGAAATAGGGATCGCAGGATTTACCCCCTCAGAGGTTGACATTACCACAGAAGGTCAACGGCTTACTATTTCATCCAACGCAGATAAAAAAGAGGATTCAACAGTCAAGTATTTAAGAAGGAAACTCGCCAAGCGGGCTTTTAAACTAGACTTCACACTGGGGAATCACATCAAAGTCACTAAAGCAGAAATCGAAAATGGCATTTTGACTATTGAGTTAAATCGAGTAGTTCCTGAAGAGATGAAACCTAAACGGATTGAAATTTTTACCAAAAATGAAAATCAACCAGTCTTAGAATCATCGTAGCCAGTGTAACCGTTAAGCCCCCGAAAGGGGGCTTTTTCATGGAATTGAACTTTCCTTGATCAACTCCAAGAGATCTTTAGAAGTTCCCTTAAATGCAATGTTGTTCTGAATATTAGTCTGATTTACTGGTGAGTTAGCCTGATTGGTTTTCTCTTTAAGCCTATGTAGTTTTTCATGAAGTTCTAAGAGATCTTTAGATGAATTAGAGATAGTAGCAATCAAAGTAGCTGCTACTTCAAATGCCCTAGGGGAATCAGTATCCTTTACCACATCCATTAACCTATCTAAAGCAACCTCAGACGTTTTTAAGATAGAGTTGATTGAACTTCGGGCCTTTGAAAAATCAGAAGTAAGAGTGTCCTGATATTCATCAATCTCCTTATCATCAGGTTCGAGTGAAACTAATGGAGAATCAGTTTGGGGAAAGAATAATTTAGCTATCTGATCACTGGATTCAAGTTCTATCATTGGGCAACCTGGGCAGACACAGAATATCTAGGTGGGGCTAAATCACAGGGTACTTCGAGTGATTTTAAGGGGATATAACCAATGATCTCTTGATTGGTAAAGGTAGAACACACCTTTAAATCAATACTGTTAGTGATTCTTGAAAATACCTGAGAAGAAATCTGATTAGAATCATTTATAATAGCAAGCTGATCCTGAATAAGTGCCCATATCTCATCAAACTTTTGTTGATCGGTATAATCTGAGAAGATAACTCCTTTCAAGTTAGACACAAAAATCTCATAAGGCTCAGAGGTAAAGGTTACTACTGGTTCATTATCAAGATCCTGCCAGGATTCCTTAAGAATGTGAACTTCTTCTGGCTGGGCTTCCTTGGGAACTACCTCTAACGTATATTCGAACAACTCTTCCTGTACTTCAAAATCTGATATCCCATTCAAAATAATCTTCTTAATCTGTTTGGCTTCCATGACAGGATAGTACAGATTAAGCTGACAGTTGAACAGTAGTGTCTGAATAATCAACCGCCTATCATCAAAGGTACCATCATAGGTATCTAATTCTTCACTAACAGATTCTAATGAGAAAACATAATCGGTATTCAGTTCTAACTCAGGAACATCTTGAATGGTAACTACAAACTCTGGAGAGAAGAAAGGCACTATCTGTTCTACTAACTGAAGAATCTCATCAAAATTCTTAGCCATTATAGACAAACTAAAAGGTACAGTATAAGGAATGGAGTTAAAGGAGTAGTATTGTCGAGTCTTTGTCTGAACAGGCGTTATCTTATTCAGCCGATTTAGTTGTCGACTTTTATCCAGTTGTGGATCACCCATTATAAAACCAATTCTAGGCAACGTTATATTGGCTTCATGGGGGGAATCACCGGTAAGATACTGATTGTACTTCTGGACTATCTTATCCTTCTTTGCATAGGTAACAGGGACTGCATAGTACTCAACCCCCTTCTTTACTTTTAAATCTGAGAATATCTTTCCGAAGAGTTTTATGGCATTCTTTAAGGTAGAGTGATAAAAATAGGTGTCTATCATGGCCTTCTATCCTTAATAGTCACCCCAAAGATGTTGGTGTCAATGATTTTATCATTCCCAAAGTCATTAAACTCATCATTGTCAGAGAGAATAGGAGTGGTCTCTTTTTTATCTGTAACAAACTTATTCAGTCTAGCCTCTTCTGTTTCTACTTTTTCTTGTCCATAATACCAAGATTGAGTAGCCAGTTTAAAGATATAGTTTCTCCCTAATTCGAAGAAAGGTATGTTGTCCTCAACGAAGAGGATTTCAAAGAAGGATTGAGTCAATGGGAGCCAAAGAAGATCACCCTCCATGGGACGGTCAATCTTTACTTCCTCTTTAAACCTCTTCACTGCTACTGAGAAGTCTAGCCGGTTCTTTACTTCTATCCCAAACTTGGAGACAATCTGCCCTTCCCCCCCATATCCCTCAAAGGAATCCAGGTAGAATTCTAGAAGATAGGCATCTGAAAACTTCATCAAATTATCTTCACCCAGTATCTGATCAATGTCTTGAAATGTCTTTCTAACATAGAAACAGTTGATTCCAGATATCTGGATGGATTCAATAATAATGTCCTCCAATAGATCACTGTCTATTGAGGCTCTATTCTCATAGAAGAACGGATTGGTAGCGATGGAACTACTCCTTCATCATGAAGGTTTCTTGTGAGTTTTCAGGAAACTGGCAAATGACGGGAGTTTAACCCCCTTCTTGTCAGTCTTAACCTTAATCCAAGGATGTTTTGCTGATCTACTGGGTTTAGAAGTTTTTAACAGGAAATCAAACTTTAGGGGAAGATCTGGATTTTCTACATTGTCAACTCCTGTCTTAGGAGTTTCTTCTTCTGATTCTTCTTGGGGAAGTTCTTGCTCGCTCATAACTGTGTCAACCTAAGGTTTGGCGGATTAGTATATCAATTTCTGGATTTGTGGTTATTTCCAACCACTCATCACACTCCATAAAGTTTATCTGTATCATACAGGTTTTTAGAATAGATCTCTCAAAATTTTCTGAGAAGTTCTCATACAACAATCGTTTTACTGTGCCTGGAGTGAAACAGTTGAACAATAAAATGATGTTGTTCAGTAACAACCTAATATTCAGCATTCGGCGTGTCTTATATTTAGTAAGTTGTTTTTTAATTATGTAAACTCGGTTGACATCCTTTACCAACGATGTAGTAAATTTACCACGAAGATACCCTTCTTTCAGATAGGTTAATGTCTCTAAGTCCAACATGTTTATGCAGCAATAACTCCGGCATAGACTTGAAAGTATTCTCCAACCTTGGTAATGTCTAAATGGAGTAACCAGAATCGTTTAAAGTTCTTATCGAACAATTCTATATCATAGAGTTCTCTAGAGGTTTCTAAAAATGGGGTAACTGGGGGTAAGATTAGGTCATAACTAAGCAAGGTATCCCTTATCTGGCTGATAGTTTCCTGAACATCCTTTGTGGTGAATGCAAAGCTATCAGAAAGGGAAAAGTTTATATCAAGAATACCCTCGGGGATATCTTCATCATCTTCATCATCTTCATCCTCTACCAAAGTAAGAGTTGGGTTTACTGAATCCACTACACTGTCATCAATCCACCCCAAGTAAGAGGCACTCACATTTTTCTTATCTTTAGGATCTGCAATATCCCAAACATCTCGGTTGGTGTATTGGTCGAACAACTTAAGATAGTAGGTTGTAACCCCATCAATTGTATCTTGGACAACATTAGTCTTTAGTTCCATGGGTTTGCCTTTTAATCGGTAATGATCAGTTCTACTTTTGTCTTACTCTTACTTAGCCACTGTTCAGTTTTAGCTGTAATTCTTTCTTTAAACTTAGTCTTTAAGTTATCAGTATCGTTAGAGAACTTAATTGTGAAAATTTTGGTGAAATCTCTAAAGTCCTTCTCAAGAGTTAGTTCGTTAATAGGAGTATAATTAAGTTCTATCTTGACCAGGAGATCTTTGTTCCTAGAAATATCAAAATCGAACTTGTCTGGGGACATTGAGTATTCTGGAGGTAGTTCCTCTTCAGGGTCTTCTACGGTATCTTCTGGGGCTTCCAAAGGTTCCTCTGGAACTTCTGTGGGTTCCTCTTCGGGTTCCCCAACCTCTTCGCCTGGGTCTAGGGCTTCTTTAAGTTCACCTTTATCTTCTTTTTTATCAATAAAATATTTAAAGGTTTCTTTATCAAAATAAAGAGTAACCGGATAATCAAAAATGTTATTAAAGTCAGACTTTGATGAACTTTGTTCTGAAACAAATACCAGTTGTCTTCCCTTAGTCAATTTGGGATTGAATTCACCATTTTCAATGAAATATAAATAGTTAATAAAATCTACATTTAACCAGTACAAATCCTTTTCGACATTCTCTTTAAGAAGTCGGGACGATACTGAAATGGACTTCTCTAGAAGAAAGTCTTTAAAAGAACGCATTTGTTTTTCCTCTCTTTCGGAGCATCAATGAGTAAAGGATCTTGTTCCATAGCCGCCTTCAAATCTAAGTTTACTTCGGTTAGACCCAATAGGTTTCGAGTAGATTTTCCTCAAATTTGGGAATCTAAGCTCTATAAGAACACTTGGATCCCTAAAGATAAAACTACTGACATCTTTATTTATTGTAAATCTGCTACCCTACCTGCATCAAAAATAACACCTCTTCAGATACCCTACCTAGGGCGAATGTATTACGATTCTGGAGATCGTGAATTTGATACTCTAACCTTGGAGTTCTATAACTCACAAGATTTTGCTATTCGTAACTTCTTTGAAGAATGGATGAATAACATCAATCTCAATGAGAAGAACTATCAGATAGAAACTAATTCCTCCACAGTGACCACGGCTTTTGACATATTTATGGATGAGCTAACCGTTACTCAGTTGGATAGGCGAGAGAATCCGTTAAAGAAGTACAAGTTCTTTGGGGTGTTTCCCCTAGAGTGCAGTGATATTAAATTGGATTACGATGAAAATGATAGCATAGAAACCTTTACAGTTTCATTGCAGTACCAGTGGTGGGAGACCGATGAGCTTAACGCGGGTATTCCTGGGACTGGTGGAAGTTCAGAAGGACAAGGGGGACCAGCAGATTCTGAAATATGGCGTGGAGGTGGGGGTGGCAATGGTTGGACTATTATCTCGCCTACTTGGACTCCTGGGGGAATTACTAGAGGTGGGTCGACGAGAACTTAGAAAGGTTCTTAAAACTAAATAGTCAAAAGGTTTAATCTTTCAATAAAGGACTTAATAACATGGCAACATCATATCGGGGATTGTCTGGAATCAATGAATTCAAAAACAACTTCACTTCTGTTAGACCCACTCTGTTTAGGGTGTCTATGCAGAAGGAACAGGCAGAACCCTTTATCACTAAGAAGTATCTTGGCGGTAAAGAAAACCTGTTCTACTTCTATTGCAAAGGGGCAAGTCTTCCTGGCTCAAATCTAGGGGAAATCGCCGTCCCTTTCATGGGGCGCAAGTTCTATGAGTATGGGGATCGGGAGTTTGATCCTTGGGAAATTACCTGTTTCAACTCACAAGACTTCGGGGTAAGGTCATTCTTCGAACACTGGATGAATGGCATGAATCTCCATGAAGAGAACCGTGAAACTTACAATGGTAAAGTAAATGGGGGTCATTTCCAAGGTGGGGCCGGAGATTACTTCAACTACTTTATTGACTTTAAAGTAGAACAGTTAGACAGGAGAAACAATGTTCTCTACACCTATGAGATGGTGAATTCATTCCCAACTCGACTAGGTGAAATCGCCCTAGCCTATGACCAGAACGATTCCATTGAAGAGTTCCCAGTTACCTTAAGATACCAATATTGGACTTCTAAGGATGTGAATGGGGAGAATGTTACTTCTGGGTCTGATACTGAATTTACTGGAACTGAAGTAGGCCTAGTAGCTGAAGTTTAAGTCTTAGGTTAGACCGTTTAGATATTCCAGGTAGGACATCATATTCCTAATCAAATAGGAACGTTGTCCTACCTGTTTTAGTGCCTCAGAGATATAGCTTATGTCTGATTCTAATTCATTTAATGCCTGCTTTAAACTTGACAATTCTGTATCAGAGTTCAAATAGATGTCTATATCCCCTTTAAGAATCCGAAATGGAAACGGGCATTGCTTATACACTTCTGAGGATGCCTTTCCAGTATAGTATTCCCACTTCTCTCGATACTTCTGGAAGTATTCACGTTGAGTTGCAGCACGTCTCCGTTGTAACTCCAATACCAAGACATTTAATTTGTTATGTAGGTTAGGAGTTCTTTGTGACTCCTTAAACAGATCACTTCCAATCTTTAACTCTTCGTCAATCTCTTTTTTGTCAAACAACAAGTGAGTTTCCATGAATTTAGCACCTCATACCGTTATGAATAAAGGGTATCTTATTAAGACACCCTCTGGATTTAAACCATTCACTGCCCTTAAAAAGACTTATTCAAACTGCTTAATCTCCCTTAGTTTATCTTCAGGAAGAACTATTACAGGATCTCACGATCACGTTCTCTTAGACTCTTCGGGGACTGAAAAAACACTTGCTGACCTACTGGTTGGCGACTTTATTACTTCCTCTGAACAGGTGGTAAAGAAAACACATACGTTAGGCATCACCCCTCTTTATTCGATTCAAGGTGTAGAAGGTGAGGTGTTCTATCTAGAGGGTAATATTGCTTCTAAGAATTGTGCGTTTATCCCCAATAACATCTTTAATGAGTTTTATTCATCAGTCTACCCTACTATTGCCTCAGGTAAGGAGACTCAAATTATCATGGTTTCTTCAGCAAAGGATCTTAATCACTTCTATGAACTTTGGTCTTCCGCTAAAAAGAATGAGAATACGTTTGCCCCCTTTGAAGTAAACTGGCAGTCCGTTCCTGGACGTGATGAACAGTGGGTTAAATCTACTATCATGGATATAGGTGAAGCCAGATTCAATCGTGAGTTTAAGAATGAATTTTTTGGGTTCGTAGATTCCGTAATCCCCTCAGAGTTGATTAAACATCTTGAGTATACTAACCCTCTTCACCAAAGTCAAGAGTATAAGATCTTTGAAGAGCCTAAACCTAAAGAGGTCTATATCGGGGTGGTAGATATTGCTGAGGGAATAGGGGAAGACTATTCAGTTATGACCATCTTTAGGGTAGGAAAACAAGAGAATGAGCAGCAACAACCTCATACTGTAGTATTTACCTTAAGAAGTAATAAAACTAATCTGTTTCAGTTTACTGAACTGGTCTGGCGTTTTGCCAAGATGTATCATGAAGCCTGGTTACTTATTGAAGTCAATATTCATGATATTGCTTCACCGTTATATCGAGACTATGAATATGAAAACATAATTAAGACCTCCATTAAAAAACAGAAGGTAAGTTCAGCCTTCTTTAAAGAAGGGACTAAGTTTGGAGTAAAGACGACAGTCCCGGTCAAGAAGTTAGGTCTTGAAATGCTCATAGACCTTCTTAAGAAGAACTGGATCGTTCTTAATGATATTGAAATTGTCAAAGAGATGTCTACTTTGGTACGGAAAAAGAAGTCATTTGAAGCCAGTACTGGCCAGCATGATGATCTAGTAATGACCTTGGTGTTGTTTTCCTGGCTCCTTACCAATGAAGGGTTTAAAGAACTGGTAGACTTAGAAACACCCAGATCCGACTTTCACGATGCCTATGTGAACTCTATTTGGGATTCTCTTCCTAGAATCTTTATTGAAGATGGAATCCACTACAACCTTTAAGGGTCTCAAAAAGAGCTTCAAAGGTCAGCGTAAGGGGCTCTGAGTCCTCGGTTCTCTTTACTGACAGTGGTGTATCCCCCCCTAAACACTTCCCACTTTGCCTGGAAGACAGAACAATACAGTTCCTGTTTTCTTTAAAGTGGGATAGAAGCTCCTGTTGGTAATCATAGAGTTTGATGGGAATGAGACCCCTATCTGGATGAACTACTTTGACAAAATTAGAAGCAAAGTAGTTTACATCCTTAGCACACTTAACAAACTCTTGGACTTGTTCTTCAGTAAACTCAAAATCCTCATACGCCTTCTTTAACGACTTATTCCCTTTATATGCGGTGTCGTCAGACATAGAGCTTCCTTTCCAGAAGGAGTTTAGGGTTTTTTTGCCCTACCTCCTTTTCATTCTTAATATAGTCAGAGATAGATCTGGCATAGGCTCTACACAGTTCCAAGTTCAATTCACTGACATCCTTGTCCCTTAGTTCACGTTCAATAATGATCTTCAACATCTGAATATAGGTTTTATCGGTCTTTTTTGGCAATGGTCTGGTATCCTCGTGCGAAGTTAAACTCTGTTGGTGAATCATCCATGTGCTGAAACAGCATAGGATATCTAGGTTTCAAAATAGATCCTATAGACACTATAAGTTGACGTAAAGTAAAGTGGACAGATTGAGACGATCTTAATTCTAAAATGTAGACAAGTTGTGGAATTGTCAGGATCAACTTTGCATTCACCATGTTTCCTAAGGGAAGATAGTATTGAACGTTATTAGGATCCATAAAGACGTTGACTAATTCTTCAATTGACCTATACTGTTCATTGACCTCATGGAGTACCCAAGGCTTAAAGTCTGGGGGAATATGCTTGAGATACTCAGGGCTAAAAACTCTAGAACTGGATACTGAAGTTGCTTTATTATATACGGCGTTTCGATGACGTTGAATATCTCTCCATGACCCATAATCAAGGGCATACTCTATCGTGACTGTTCCCATCGAGGCAAAGTATGCAGGTACTTCAGTTCCCTTAGGTCTACTGTTTAATAGATCTACATACTCATAAATTTCAGATGAAATATTGTCTGTAACGCTTAACGGTTGAATAAACTTAGTGGAGGTATGGGGAGTTAGATGGTTATTGAATTTACAACTGTCAGCATTGAAGGATAAGGATTCAGGTGAATCTTTTCTAGCAAACACATAGGGGAACTTCTCTTTAAGGTACTGAAGAGTTTTAGCAACAATCTCTCTAACTTCGAACTCATTAACCGAACTTAACCTATGGAGGTGTTTGTTAAGTGGGCCCATTCCCATATGAAGGGCAACAGACGTTTTCATTCCAACAGGTAAGAATGCCCTGGTTATGTCTAGGGTTTTAGCCGTAATTGCCCTCTTCCAGACAGTTTCAGATTGAAACTTAGTTTTTGGATTCAAATCTTCAAGATGTTCTTTAACTGGGCCTTGAAGTGTCATATACATATCTAACCATCTTTCTTGAATCAACTTCGATTCTGGAGTGGCAAAGGGATCTACAACTCCTTGTGAAGAGAAGTCTATATACCTAGTTGAACATTCCTGACCATTAAAGAGAGGGGTGGCTTCCAAATACTTAGCTGCAAGTAGAGATATTCCCTCAAAGAATAGGGATACACTTGAACAATCTGCAATAGAGTCATGTCCATACCCAATATAATACTTCTTTAAGGCTTCTTTAATCTTTAACTCATTCTCTCCCAGTGTTTCTAGCCTATCATGAATAGGCTTGGTAGACCTAGAGTAAAAAGCCATGAGCATGGCTAGAACTTCTGGATCTGAAATCTGCTTAGGATCAATCAGTGTAATATTCATTGAGTAACTCTTCAAGTTGAATTGGAGAAGACAATGGCTTTCCATCAAAGGTAGGACAACCGTTGTTCCATGAAATTCTATGTTCCGAAAAGGCCCTAATGACTAAAGGATAGAGGAGGTGCTCCACTCTTAAAACCTGATCACCTAGGACTTCTGTATTCCATTTTGGATCTACCTGAAGTTTTGCTTGGGCAATGAGGGGACCACCATCCAATTCAGGGGAAACAAAATGAACTGAAGCCCCATGTTCGACTTCCTTAGCAGCTAAAGCTCTTCGGTGAGTGTGAAGTCCTTTAAATTTTGGCAGCAAAGAGGGGTGAATGTTGATCATTTTCCCCAGGTACAGTTCAGTGAACTCTTTAGACAAAACCCGCATGAATCCTGCTAGGACTATTAGATCCGGAGAGAGGGAATCAATCACATGAGCTAAAGCCTGCTCAAAGGTAGTCCTAGAGACAAAGGTAGTGTGATCAAGGACAAAGGGTGGAATCTGGAACTCTTTTGCGATCTTTAGCCCTTTTGCTTCTGGACGGTTAGAAATGAGACCAACACAGGATACAGGCAACTCATGAGTTCTGAAATAGCTGGCTATCTTAAGAAAATTACTCCCACCCCCTGAGATAAGGACTACCACTTTAAACATGCTCATTCCCCCAGGAAAAACTAAATAGTTGAAACCACTTTGGCGAGGACACCTACCCAATGCTTCCTTTTAAAGAATTTAAACAAACTCAGTTCCAGAAAACCTTAAATCCTAAGATTTGGAATCCAGATCAAACCATCAAGCCAGAAGTTTCTGACCATCTACTAAGAATCGCCTCACAGTTTATTGAGTCCCAGTCTCTTCCCCCGGATTCAGTATCTGATATAGTACTTACTGGCTCTAATGCCAACTTTAACTGGACAACTAACTCAGATTTAGATGTACATCTACTCATCAATCCCGACTACTTTGCCAAAGAAGGGGCGTGTGAACTGATCTCCATTGAAGATGTCATCCAGACCAAAAAGGCTCTTTGGAATGACAAACATTCTATTTCTATCTATGGCATTCCAGTAGAAGTCTATGCTACTACCCAAAAGGAATCCATTGTTGAGAATGCCGGAGTCTATTCATTAACTAACCAAGAATGGCTTTCAGTACCTCAACCAGTACAAATTTCAATTGATTCAGGACAAGTTCAGGCTAAAGCCAACGAACTCATCTCTGAGATTCAAGATATTGTAGAAACTCACTGCACAGATTTAACCCAGGTAGAAAGTCTTTTAGATAGAATTGCTGAGATGCGACAAACAGGACTTCAAACTGGTGGTGAATACTCAGTAGAGAACTTAGCCTTTAAGGTGATTAGAAACTCTGGAGATCTCGATTCTATCAGAAACTACTACAACGATCTTCAGGATGAAGAACTCTCTTTAGATTAGTTTAGTAGGTAGGAATAAGGTCACAATAGGTGACTCCGGATCTGAAGCCTCTAACAGTTGAAGTACAGATTCAACAAAGCCATTTTTTTGGATGATAAAGGACTCATCTGGGTATGCCTTTGCCATTTCCTTTACTTCCTCTTTATAACCATTCCAGGCAGACTCTAAATTAGCAGCTAGAGTAGAGTAATCTTTAATGAACTGATTCTTCTCTTCTTTATTACCATTAGCGAAGTACCCTTCCAATTCAGCTAAAGACTTAATGATAGGAGTTTTACCTACTTTAGTGTTTACTGACTTAAAGATTGGACTACCAGAGAAAAATTCTACAAAGATATCTATGTTCGGAACAGATTTTTCATTGATATTTAAAAACTTTAGTTCCCCAATATTGTCTTCAACTTCTCTGTAGAAGTAGTCATAATTGCTAGAGTTTGGAGTTAACCTTCCCTGAGTCAAAGTGCAGAATAGAATCTTCTTGAATTTTTCCTTCTTATCTGTTGATATCGCTTCACTTAAATCGTGTTTTGTGGTGACAAATGACTTAAATGTTTTCATGACGTTTCCTATGCGCAAGTAGGTGGAGGTAGATCATAATCATCGAAATAGTACCGAAATCATATAAATTCATATAACTTCTAGACGTTTCACGAAGGATGCTAAGTGATGACGAGCATCAAATAGACTTACAACCTCTCCACGTCTGTATTCGACACACTCTGCCGAAGCTAGTTTAGGGAAACTAGCAAACTCCTGACCAGTTATGATTCTAAAGCCTTCCTGGAGAATGTTCTTTGCAGCGTTATGATCTCTATGGTGTCTTGACCCACAAGAAGGACAGATCCATTCTCGAATAGACAAAGGCATCTTGACCATCTTGAAGCCACAGGAAGAACAAGTCTTAGAGGAAGGAAAGAACCGATCAACCTTTACCAAGGTTTTTCCATACCAATCACACTTGTAGGTCAACATGGATACAAAAGAAGACCATGAAGCGTTCTGGATGGCCTTAGAGAGACAGTGGTTCTTGACCATTCCAGAGACGTTCAAATCTTCAAGACAGATAAGATCATAATTGGTCACTAAGGAAGAAGAGATGTTGTGAAGGAAGTAGTTTCTCTGGTTCTTTATCTTCTCATAGACCTTAGCTACCTTGATTCGCTGCTTTTCATACCGTTTACTACCTTTAACCTTTCTATCTAACCGTTGTTGAGCCTTCTTCAGCACCACTTGGTTTTCATGGTACCACTTCGGGTTTTCAACAACTTGACCATCTGAAAGAATGTAAAGATCTTTGATGCCTAAATCTATACCAACCATCTGACCGGTCAATGGTTTAGGTTCTATAGTAACTTCTAGAAGAATAGAACAAAAACACTTCCCAGAAGGGTCTTTAGAGATGGTGATAGACTTGCAAGTCTCTAAAGGTAAAATTGATAAATCATAACCAACAAGATTTAGTTTACCTATTTTAGAGACCACTACTTGATTATCTTTAAAGGAAAATCCATTCACAGATAACCTAAAAGATTGACGTCCTCTACGACTTCTAAAGCTTGGTCTTCCTAATTTCTTTTTCCTTTTCTTGTTGAAGAATTGGGACTTAAATGACCGCCAATCGTTGAGTTTCTGTTCTAATGCGTTGTAAGGAACTTCAGACAACCAAGGATAGATAACCTTTAACTCCTTGATGGTAGGTTCTACTGTGTCAGTTCCTGGACTCCAATTATTGAAGCTATAGACTCTTTGATTCCAGATGGCCCGGACACAACCAAAAGTCTTGTTCAACAAGACTGTTTGTTCTGGTGTGGGATCTAGTCTAAGTTTAAAGGCTTTATGGCTCACGTGGAATTTACCGTTTTAGATGAATTTTTACCTATTTATATCATTTATAGGGGGTTGAAACATGTTAAACTCTGCATTCAACGCAGGTGGTCTTGGAAACCCCACCCAGGTAAATCTAGTTAAAGTAGGTGTTCCACTAGAAGGAGTACCACCCTTCCTGGAAACTACTTTACCTTTCTTAAGGTTAGATTTCTTGCCTGGAAATTGAAATATTTTTCCCATCTTAGTTCACCTTAACGTGATTGTGTGTTGATCAAGTGTCACTAGTTTCAAAAGTTTCTGAATAAGGATTAGTAAGTCTACTGGATCATAATTAAGTTGTTCTTTAAAACCTCGCCAATCTCCAGAATCAATGTACTTTCTGAATGGGTAGATAAAGGGATCCGAAAGTGGGATTACCGGAACACAGAATCTAGGATCCTCATATAACTTATTTAATAGATGACCATAGACAAACTTTTCAGGAAAAGATAATCTTCCTTGCCAGAAAGGTCTGATTCGATTATGGTGGTCTAAGAAAGAACTTACTAACTCTTCTTCCCAGTCAGAGAGTTGGGAAAGAGCCGAAAAGGATAAAGTTGGCATCGCCATGGTGTTCTCCTTGAATGAATGAAGAATGCCCCGTTCGGGGCATTCTATGCTAGGCCGCAGTTTTGTTCAACTGGGAAAGGAGACTCTTGTCAGTGACAAGAATGTAGGAGGACTTGTGAAGTGGCACGACCGTCCAGGCAGACCGTTGTCGTTTAGCCATTTCTTCCCCACAGGTCAGACAGATCCAATACCCTAACTTTAGTCTACCTTGGGAAATCTCTTCCTCCTGACAGGATGGACAAATCACAATTCGTCTCCTTGAAAGTTCTTTTCTCCCATAACTGCTCCATCAATCCATTTATGTGAAAATCCCATATTCTTTCCTAAGGTCAACATTTTCTGATTTTCTGGCATCGTTGAGTAGGAAACTCCGTTAAACCCATCTCCTTTAGCAATATCAACCAATGTTCCTAGTAACCACTTATTGATCTTGGTGCCATCCTGTGTGCTTTCTAGTTCATTAGGGATATCTGTAGTGGTAACCAGTAGTTTCCGTACCTCAGGGGATACCGATAATGCTAACTCAGCAACATTCTTGGGGGTGCTGTACGCTATATCTCCAGCAGCTACAACTTCATCCTCATCGAAGATAAGCACTATAATATGCTTAGAGTCAGAGGAAGTAGTAATTTTATTAATCCAGAAGTCTACATTGGCTTTAGATACTCCAAAGAATCTAAAGTTCCTATCTTCCGGAGGTAGATCCATGAGATGTTTCTCAATGGCATGTTTAAACGGAGCCACCTGAGAGGGGGAAGAGAGAACTTGAAAGGTTAATTTCATAAAAGACTTCCTTTTAGAGTTTAGGTTTCTGCCAAGACTTCTCGATGTATTGGTTTCCGATAGCGAACACCGGAACATTGATAGATTGCCACATCCTGACTACTTTAGGGGTATCCTCAATAGCAAAAACCACATTGAACGAATTTGCAATCTTAGACCAAAACAACTCTTCCTTTACTATATCTCCTCGTCTATTGTCTGAAATCTCTCGCATTATCAAGATATCAAAGGGGATATCATGTTTTTTCAACCAGAGTTCAGTTTGGTCTTTAGCGAGGGCTTCTCTCCCGGTTAGAATGACAATGCAGTGATCCCCACTATACCGCCGAACAAGATCTACTACAACAGGATTAGGCTCATCATTTCCTACTAAGTTCCAAGCAAAAGGAGACCTCTTAGAATTGATGTGGGTTAAAGTCCCATCTATATCAACTATGATCGCCTTTGGTAGTTCTGGATCTGAACTGTACTGTTGTTTAACAAATTTATCCCACTGAATGAACTGTTGGGCAATAACCTGATAGCCTACTGGGTAAAGACGTTCCTGATCTCGTTCTACCGCCTCGGCAAAGGAAATATCAAAGAGTTTCAAGGTTACTTCATAGCCAGCAGATTGGAATTGAGACACCGTCCATTCCCGGGTCTTCTTATTTAAGTGGGTGTTGGAGATGATTACATTCTGTTGCTTCTGAATGGCATCTGCTATTTTAGCTTTTAGGATCCTATAGACTTCCTTTTCCAAGTGGATACATCGTCTCCATCCATGCCAGGAGAATGGGATGTCATAAAGACTGTACCAGAAATCTTGTCGAATAGTATCGCTATTCAGATTGATATAGTCTGGATGCTCTTGAACAAAGGTCTCTGCCCACTGACTTTTCCCAGAAGCAGATACTCCTACGGTTAAGATTGCTTTCATAATCTCTTCTTTTTTAGGTGATTCCCTATTTAAATTAGTAGTAACTCGTGTAGTGGGTGTACCTGTATATTGCATCTTCCGCTTCTGCCCACCGTCCTTTGATGATACGGGTTGCATAGTCATATGCCCATTTAGGTGCATTTTTAATCACATCTTCGGCTTCTGGCCAGCGACCTTTAATGACGTTCAAAGCGTATAGGTAGGCTGTCCCCGCATCTTTTTGAATGAATTCTTCTGCTGCTGGCCAACGACCTTTAATGATATCCTTAGCATACCAATAAGCCCAGGGAGGATTAGATTTCAGCACATTTTCAAAGGGAATCCATCGTTCTCCAATGAAATCACGGACGTACCAATAAGCGCTTTCTGCATTGGTTCCAATTATCTCTTCTGCTTCTGGCCACCGTCCATCAATGACGAAAAAGGCATACCGGTAAGCTATCAACGGTTCTTTCCTGATTATTTCTTCTGCCTCTGGCCAGCGACATCTCATAACTTTAGCAGCATACCAGCACAACCAGAAAGCACATTTTGGATGATCAAAGAACTCTTCAATAGAGGTTAAATCTTTTAAGATAGAAAGATCAGTAGAACAAACATTATGCTCTTTAGCCTTTCTGATACAGTCTTGTAATTCTTCAAAAGTCATAAACATTGTCATTCAACTCCTAGTAAATAGTACTCTGAAGCCCACTCTGGATCATTCATAATAACCTCTTCAGCTTCTGGCCAACGGCCTTTGATTACCTCTTTAGCATACCAATAAGCCCAGTTAGGATACTGTTTAATCACCTCTTCGGCTTCAGTCCAACGACCTTTAACGACATCTAAACTATACCAAAAAGCCCATTTAGGATCCCGTTTTATAACCTCTTCGGCGTCTGGCCACCTACATTTCATGATTTTAGCAGCATAATTAAAAGAGCTAAATGAATATTGTTTTATAACTTCTTCCGCTTCTGGCCAACGGCCTTTAATGACATCTAAACTATACCGGTAAGCCCAGTAAGGATCTTGTTTAATGACCTCTTCTGCTTCATTCCAACGTCCTTTAATGACATTAAAACTATATTCGAATGCCCACTTTGGATCATTCCTGATAATCTCTTCTGCCTCTGGCCAACGGCATCTCATAACGTTAGCAACATACCAGCACAGCCAGAAAGCACATTTTGGATGATCAAAGAACTCTTCAATAGAGGTTAAATCTTTTAACTTAGAAAGATCATCAGAACAAGCATTATGATCATTAGCCTTCCCGATACAGTCTTGAAGTTCTGAGAAAGTTAAGAATGCTTTCATTTCAGTATCCTTAGATGACATCTATTTGGTAGATTTCAAACCACCAAGGATCAGTCTTAAGGTAGTCCTCAGCTTCTGTCCAACGACCTTTGATTACATCTTTAGCATAAAAGTAAGCCCATTTTGGATCTCTTTTTATGACCTCTTCTGCTTCTAGCCAACGGGCGTTGATAACATGTCTGGCATAAAAGTAAACACACTCGGGATTATTTTTAATAACATCCTCTACCTCTTCCCACCTACATTTGAGTACAGATCTTGCGTACATATAAGAACATCGTGCATCTTTTTTAATGATTTCCTCTGCTGGTATCCACCTTCCCCTAATAACATCCTTAGCATATATGAATGATAATTCTAAATCACTTAATATTCTATCTTCAATTTCTGGCCATCTTCCATTGATAACATCTCTAGCGTATTGAACAGCTGTAGTTATGTCATTTTTAGAAATAATGTATTCTACTTCTGGCCATCTACCTTTTATCACATATCTAGCATATCTGTAAGCCCAATCAGGATAGGTTCTAATAACAGTTTCTGCTTCTACCCATCTCCCCTTAATTACCCATCTCGCATACCAATAAGAATATTCAACATTTTTATTGATAAATGGTTCTGCTTCCAGCCAACGACCGTTGATAATATTTCTTGCGTACCAATAAAGCCAGAAAGCACACTTTGGATGGTCAAAGAACTCTTCGATGGATGTTAAATCTTTTAAGATAGAAAGATCATCAGAACAAGCACCATTTTCTTCAGCCTTCTTGATACATTCTTGTAATTCTGGAAAAGTTAGAAACATTTTTCACTCCTAATCATTAAACTTCAACAGGTACTTATTATTGATGGACTTAAAGGAGAACTGACCATCTAAACTCTTGAATATTGTTTAGAAATTTTATGATTCTTCTTAATAACGTCTTCTGCTTCTGGCCAACGACCTTTAATGACAGTTTTAGCATAACGGTAAGCACACCATGGAGATTTACTAATAACTTCTTCAGCTTCTGGCCAACGTCCTTTAATGATATCAATAGCATATAAACATGAACATATGCTATCTTTTTTAATTACTCCTTCTGCTTCCGCCCAACGTCCTTTAATTACAGTTTTAGCATAACTATATGCAAAATAAGGATCCTGCATAATAACGTCCTCTGCTTCCGGCCAACGTCCTTTAATGACATCAATAGCATACCAATAAGCATAAAAATAATCTTGTTTTATAACTTCCTCTGCTGCTCTAAACCTACCCCGTATGACATTGAAACTATACTCGAATGCCCACTTTGAATCATTCTTGATAATCTCTTCCGCTGCTAGCCACCTATTCTTCATTACTTTTGCTGCATACCAGTACAACCAATATGCACATTTAGGATGAGAAAAGAACTCTTCAATGAAGTTCAATGATTTTAATGTATCTAATTCATCAGAACACGCACACTGTTCTTCAGCCTTCTTGATACACTCTTGAAGCTCTGGAAAAGTTAGAAACATTTTTCACTCCTAATCAGTAAACTTCAACAGGTACTTATTATTGATTGACTTAAAGGAGAACTGACCATCGATACTCTTAAAGACACACCCTTCTGCAATAGAACTATTTAAGGAAGGACGGTCTACATATACCTTAGAAGAGGGTACATCACTTATTCCCAGTTCTAAAAGAGTTTTGCCTGTGTCAATCAAAGGGACATGTGCCCCAGAAAAGCCATGTTTAGTCAACTGGGAAACAACTCGAAATCGTTCTTGAGAACCTAAGTAGGCCTGGGCATCGATATCCCAAATATCAAATACAAAGAGATCTAACTTGTTTAACTTCTCCCGATTCCCCTGAATCCCAGGACCCATCAGTTCTGCAGCAACAGCTATATTTCGGTGTAGACCTTTCAAGGCAGCAAGGAGACCTGTTTCTGTGGCGGTCTTGACAAAGGCGTTAGTCTCATTCTCTTCGGCTAACTTCAGCTCTAAATTCCTGGAACAGACCCCCACTTCTCCATCTTTAAAGTAGGTGGTACATGAACTGCCATCCAATTTCAAAGTAACCTCAAACAAGGTTTCTTGATAGTCAGTAAAGACAGTACCTGAACAATTTTCGATTCTTTCCTGGTCACTCTTTCGGAGAAACGAAGGAAAGTTTCCTTTTACAAACCCCTGAAGTTGGGTAGGAATGACCGGTTCCCACTTCTTGATATTCAGGAACTCAGTTACATCTAAATTTTCTTCTAGGCCAGGTAAACTGTCTGGGAGAAGATGTTCAATCTTAGTAAAGGGAATAAGCAAACCTTGAGAGATAACTCCCCTAAGTTTCTGAGTTTTCAGTTTAAAGCCAGACCCCAACTCCGGATGAGTCCTAAACGAGGAGTTTCGCAGAAATTCAAACTCTGGAATCTCTGGAAGGAATGAATCAATCTCAAAGTAGATAACCCAATCACCGGGCTTTACTTCGTCACGTCCAGTAACGACAGTCCACCCTTTAATCTTGGCTAAATCAAGCCGATCAGCATTAGGATGATTGATAACTTCAAAAACTTTCTGAATAGTAGCAAGAGTACGAGTCATTTTGTTTCCTCTAATCAACCCAGACGTAGCCTTGAACAGGGATTTCACCTTCTCGTTCTTCGGGGGTGATATCATCTGCGAAGATTATCAGGACATTTTCATTTTTCAGGTAGTCTTCGACTGATTGGTACTCTTTGTACCCAGACTCAATGTTTTCCAGATAGCACTTGTTTTCACCATCGTAAGCACACCCTCGGTCAAAAGCAGTTGCCTCTTTAAGACTCTGATATTCGCAGATGTCATAATCTTCACCACAACAGGTACAGGACACCCGGTTAGGATTGTGTTTAAACCTATTGAAGAAGATGATTTTAGCCTCTTCCTCCACAGATTCGATATAGATGTGGTCCCACTTTTCTTTGTGGCTACCACCAGATGCCATGTCCCAGAATTTAGTCCACATGATAGTTACCTCAAGGAAGGGGGCTCTAAGACCCCCGTCAATATCAATAAGATGTAGGAGGTACCGGAACTTCATAAGTGTCCCAACAACGTAGACTATTGACATAATGAGCTGGCTTCACCCACTCCTGTTGTCCTTCATGCCAGAGCCGAGTCCGTTCCAGGGCAACATAAGCGGAACGTCCATCTTCATCCCTAATCCCGACGGTCTTTTCTCCATTGAACTTAGAGTCCCCGATCCAGAAGATCTCACCTTCAAGATCTTTGGCTTTACCCTTAGTGGTAATTGACTTAGCCAGTTTACCTTTTTCTGGAACATAGGCAGCGACTTCTTTATGGTACGCATCCCAAACCAGCTTATGATTAGCTTCCCACTCGGAGTAGGTAGCTTTAATTTCTGGAGTGGCATCTACAACTGCCCCACAAGGATAACTCCAGGCACGGGTTGTCGCATAAATGATTTTACGGGGTTGACCAATACTTGAATCCCAGACTATTGCATAAAAGTCGGAATCGTCATAGTAATTATGTTCACCGATTGCCAGGACACAGCCGTGGAGAATGTCCTCCATAACCATTTCACTTTCCCCTTGGTTGTACTGTTTATGTACCACCAAACAAAAAGCACCTTCCGGGTAGGAGCCGTCTTCGAACTTCTGGGTAAACTGGCGTATCATCGTTTTTCCTCCGTTTCAAACTATGAAAGAAGTATAACTTGGCTAAGCCAGGAAAACAACCCCTCCTTGAAAAATAAATTCACTGATTTGTGACATCGCACAGGAGAACCATCCAAAAAGTTCACTAGGAACTACCAAATTTAAACCCGGTTGGGACATTAGGATGTAAAGTTGATGAACTTAATTCAAGTTTTCAAAACTTCTAAGTTCAACTGAAACCAATTGATTCGAAATATCGTTTAGAAATTTTATGATTCTTCTTAATAACGTCCTCTGCTTCCGGCCAACGTCCTTTAATGACAGTTTTAGCATAACTATATGCAAAATAAGGATCCTGCATAATAACGTCCTCTGCTTCCGGCCAACGTCCTTTAATGACATCAATAGCATATAAACATGAACACATAGTATCTTTTTTAATTACTCCTTCTGCTTCTGGCCAACGACCTTTAATAACTTTGAAGCTATAATAGAAAGCCCAAATCTTATTCTTCTTAATTATATGTTCTGCTTCTGGCCACCTATTCTTCATTACTTTTGCCGAATACCAGTACAACCAATATGCACAGTTAGGATGGTCAAAGAACTCTTCGATAGAAGACAATGTTTCCAAAATGTCTAGTTCTCCAACACACGCACTATGTTTTTCAGCTTTTTTAATGGACTCTTGCAATTCTTTAAACGTCATAAACATTTTCATTAAACTCCTAGAAAAATAAATTCAGAGATCTGTGACACTTTGTTCAGGAAAGTAGGTCATCTCCACCCACGCTGCTGAAATAGGTAAGGAATGAAATCGATACCAGGTAGGTTTCTGTAGGATTCGTTCTACTATTCGGGCCTTACTGAGTAGAATATCAGGTAAGGAAGGAAGCCAAGAGTAATAGAGACCATGTTGTTTAGCTAGAGTTATTTCCAAGGTTAACGAGGTGTCTGGGGAAAACCCCCTAAACTTCATCTCTTTAGTTAGGGCATTAAACCTACCTTCCAGAAATTTAAACTTATCCAACCAGAACAGCATGTGACCTTTCCCTAAGGTAAACTGGGATGGGATCTTTCTCCTAAGTTCTGACCTAATGTTTTTTCCTAAGATAGACACCTGTTTCTCCAATAACGGAGGAATCATTCTTAACTCACGACGTTCTGCCATTAGATGTTGATCGGTCAATATTCTAGGATCTACCAGGTTACATCTCATCGACGTTCCTCTGCTGGAAAACTGAAGTTTAACACACCCTTCCTTAAAGTTCAAGAACAAAAAAGGGACCTTTAAGGTCCCTTTTCATTTAGACCAACCTCACTGCTTAGAGGTCACCCCCGAGTAAGCTCCCTTCTCGATATAAGAGAATGCGGTAACTGTATCATTAGGTGGCCAAGGAAGATTAAACTGTACTGCTTTTGGCACATCAATGAGAGGGAATGGCGACTCTTCTGGAGTGAAGAAGGTAGGATTCACCGGGAGTTGGGTACCCGTCAAATTATCCTTCGTAACCGATTCTCGATTTCCTTCCCTAAGCCAGATTGCATTGTTCACTGATCCTACTCCTAGGGGAACACCAGCAAACTCTGGGGAGTCGTTGTATTCGAGCTTAAAGACAATAGCCTGGCCTGAAGTAGGTTTCACTGAAGTCCAGCCTCCTAGATCTTGAAGATATTGTTTAGTGGCTTCAGAGAGAAGTGACCCTACATCAACTCGACCTACACAGGTGACTTGTTTATCTTGAACTCCGGAGAAAGGATTTTCATCTCGATCGAACATGACTCCAGTAGCTAACCCATTCTCCTCTGGAATCCTAAGCCCTAAGGTGGTCGATGTAGACCCACTAAGCTGGAATGGACTGGTAGTAGCAATAGGAGTGACTAAAAATGCTGTTTCAGTTCCAGCCTCAAAAGGTAGAATAGAAGTGGTTACCCCTTTAGAGTTCTGAGTAAGAACTTCTCCAGTCCGTTCAACTCGGTCTGAAAAATCAAATGGATTACCGACAACCACACTCCTGTTTGCAGTTACCCCATTGATAGGTAACGCATTCATGGCAATATAACCCCAGAAAGACCCGTTTGTGAAATCAATCACTAAGGCTTCCCCACTTAGACTCTGGTCGGGATGTGGAGTCTGTGAATCATTAGAGTCTACCATTGCGAAAGCCCTGACTGGTTTAACTGATTTAAACGGGGAAAAAGGTCGGTAGGTAATTGAAGTTGTAGGTTCAAACAAAACTCCAGTAGAATCACCAAAGACTCCACTGACATCAAAGGTGACTAGATCATTTGGACTCGAAGGTTGTTTAAAGTTGACTTCTTCACATGCATCTTGAGTTTCTAAAGTCTTATAGTAGAAACGGTAATGAAGTGTCTCAGTTGATCCTGAGTTCACTACCGACAATAGTGTGGTTACAGTATTTGATGAAATCACCATTGGGAAAAGGATGTCATCCGAATGAGAAGGAAGGGACATAATTCCCATGGATAGACCTACGGCTAACGGCAGTTTCCTAATTGAAAATTTTGGCATTTTGCTCTCCTGTTTGGGCTTGAACATCTATTTAGTCTGGGGTGAAGTGACCTCCCACACTTCAGGTAAGTGTCTCCACTTTAACGAAAGATCCATTCCATACCCGAAGATATAGGTATCTTCGATCTCTGATCCAACAAAATCTGGTTTGTAGGTGATACCCCTAACCTTCTTCTTATTGAAGAGGACTAGACTGTAGACATGCCGTTCTGGGGCATTAAGTTGTAATGACTTTACCACTTCATAAAGAGTTACCCCTTCGTCAAAGACGTCGTCAATTACTAAGAGGGGTCTTCCATCCTTAGCCAGAAGTGGGATATGGATGTTTGACAAACATCCCGTTGGTTTATCGTCTTTATATCTTGAAACTCTAACAAAGTTCATGATTGAAGGAACTGTTAGCCACTTTGATAGGTCCGACACCAACTGGTAAGCACCATTCATTAACACAATACATTCTAATTTTGAGAAGAAGAACTGTTTGTCTACCTCTAATGCTAAGGTCTTTACCATTGCATCAAGTTGACGGGTACTTATCAGTTTTTTAGCAAATACTTGAAGATCTGAAAAGTTCTCGATCATGGGATTACTCTAGGAACTAAAAACTTTCAACCACAGAACATCCAATCAAAGGACTTGTTGACTTTGACCACGGGGCAATCTCAAAATGTTCAGTTTTTACAACTTGGAACGACCCAAAAATAGGGAATTGATAGAGCAGTAACAACTCTGAAATTGGAAGATCTTTATGTTCTTCCAATATCAAGAAGTAGTCCGTTTTGCCTTCAGACTCAATCCATATTTTATAGAGAGGAAAGGGCAATTCTTCGAAGTATTCAGGGATATTCCAATACTCAAATCGTTTCTCTGTTACTGGTTTGTGGATGGTAGTAAATGATACTGGGGAAGATGAAAAAATCCCGGTATACTTGAACTTAAGAACCCGAAATACCAAAAACAACTTTATGAAAAAGTTGGTTGCTCCCATTCTTTTTATATCACAAAGAACAACTTTGTCCCATAATTTCAATTCAGTGACCGCAGTAGAGAATGCCACTTTATAGGCCAATGGGGTAAGAATAGCAAAGATGTTCTTTATCTTAAACTCCGTGAATGCCCTAGTCAATCCTTCTTTTAACCCTTCAATGAGAATGTTTATATCAAAGCAAGGATTTTTACCGTTGTAACACGAAAACTTTGAAGATGCAGGCATACCAAAATCGTTGTTTGACTTTACCCTGTCATTCTCATGTTCAAATACCAGTGATCCTCCAGTTGGATCGAAGTGGTAGGCTACTGAAGAACATGCAGCAAACAGGATATCTTTTCTAAACTTTCTAAACTGGAAGTCTGCTGTTCTCCATGAACAGGGACTTGAGTAGGAGCTTCCATGAAAGTAGTCCCCGTATCTAGCCCCTCCAGTACACGGGAGAACAAAAAGAATAGCTTCATCAGAGACTGAATCCTTCTTGATGTAGTAGTTCTTTTCTACATTCCACGTCGGACTATTCCTATAAACAATTTTTTGTTCCATTTTCACCCACCTAAAGCTAATGCTAACGTGTCTTCCATGGCTGTTTTTGACAACCTTGGTGATAGTGGTCCTGGGTGTCGAGTCAGGGTATCAATATTTAACACCACACTTAACCGCTTATACCGTGACAGCCTTGTTTGAAGATATCTACATATCTTACTTTCTACGGCCGCCCTCTTATTTCTGAGGATAAACCTATTCAATTCAGAAGTTAGCGCACGGTTCAGTGCTGGAATGTCTGAGTTCAATAGAGGTACATTGTTTAGGAATCCAGCAATAGAATTTAACCCATTCTGAGTTGAATGGCCAAATATATCAATCTGAACGTGCTTAGGTTCCTGAAAGAAAGTGATTTCTGTCCTAGCAATAGGCCTATTTCCCCAGGTATATAACACTATGTTTTTATGATCCAAGATACGATGGAAGGTGTTTTTTTGAATCAGTTTATCTGATTGATGATAAAGTCCGGTAATTTCATAAGTGTTATCAGCCATAATGTCAAAGTTTTTTGCATAAGAAATAGCAAAACATAATGCAAGAGTTTCAAACAAGGCATCTGTCTGATAAAAGTAGAATTCAGGGTGAAGTCTATCCCCTATTGGTTTATTAGTGAACTGGGAGAAGGGGTCTGCCCCTTCAAACTCACTGCCATAAAGTTCGTTATAGATCTTTCTCCAGAAGGTTTTTAGTATGGCTAAGTTTTCTTCAAACTTTTGTTGACCAAAGTACGCATAATAGTTATCCAGAAGATCAGTAATAAACATAGACCTTGTTACTGATCTATTCAGAAAGTAGTGTTGAACAGGTCCCTTTGGGACAAACTCTTGGTAGAGAGGAATCAATCTATCCATCCATTCTTTCGCGAACAGGGGTTGAATTTCAAATTCAGTAAAAGGATGAATTATTCGTTCATCCATAGACGACAATGCAGTCTTATATGCCCAGAGTAAATTTCTCATTTTTTTGAAAGAACCAAATAGGAATAACAATCACTGTAATCCAGGAGTCGATGTTCAGGATACTTTGATAGTTGGTTTAGGCCAAACTCAATCTCTTCCTTCGGAACCAGTTGGAGTGTTGAAATATATCTATTTTGAATGCGTTCTTTTAACGCAGCAACGGTCATGGGGTAGAACAACCGTTGATCTTCAATCACAGAGACATTGAAAAAGTTCTTGTAGGTTTCAAGGGTAAGGAATCGTTCCTTGTCAATTTTACTCACCGAAGGGATCAACTGGTTTATAGTAATATCTTCAAACTGTCGTTCGGTTACCGTAATGACCAAAATTGGAGAATGGGGTTTTAAGACTGAGAATGTTCGTTCTAACAGCTCCAACTGCTCTAATTTTGACTTTCCAATCTGGTGAAGTGAGAACGAAAAGTAGGCCCCATCAAGTTGCAACTTGCTACTTCCATTCTGGAGGAGAAACTCATTAAAATCTAGGTTTACTAGATTATAACTCAACGACCCTGGGGCAAGTTGTTTGGTATTTTCACAACACTGTTGGAACATAGCTTCAGACTTTTCTACTCCAATAACATTAGATATCCTATTCTCAATCAAAGGTTTCAATAACCGACCAGAGCCACATCCTACGTCTAAGATCCAGGTGGTCTCTGAAGTGTTCAAATAGCCTTTAATCTTTTGCAACTGAAGATCAAAGATATTTGAGGAAAGTGAATGATATTCATTATACTTGTCGGCCAGATTATCTGAATACGTGATCATAGTGTTCTCCAGGTTGTTTTTTCTTCACTTCGTTCCAGTCTAACACACCCTTCCCAAAAAGTCGAGGACTGATCTGCTGCTTGTGGGTCTATCCACCCATTCATTTTAAAGCCCATTCTCCGCATAAAATCAGGACCACATTCACTACAAGGAGTCTTTAAGTTCTTATAACATGACCAGGTTAGGTTAAAAGGGGTTCCCAGTTCCTTTCCTAATTTAACTATTTCATGTTTCATGAGATGAGCAACAGGGGTTAGAACCTCTACCCGGTTATTGAGATTTAATGCAAAAGGTAAAATCTCATTGAATTTTTTCTGAAAAATGAATTCATTATCAGGATAGGAGTTGTGAGAGAGAAGTCCCAGTTCTCCAATACAAAAACTGTTATGGGGTTCACAGTAGAAGTTGAAGGTGTCTACTGGAGTAGCAATAAACTCTTTCTTTACCAAAACAGCAACTGGACGTTCATCAGACTGAGAACTGACAACAACTTCATCCCCAAGTTCCAAATA